ACAAAAAGAATTAAGATTATTAACTTTATAAGGGGCATAGCATGGAAGATTATAAACATCTAATTAAAAGATTAGAGAATAGAAGGCAGTTAATTTTAGCATTGGCATTTATACCCGCCTTGCTTTTTCCGTTAGCGTTTATGTTAATAACACGCTTCGGGGGTTATATTGCTTTAAGTATAGGGCTATTTTACGTTATAACGGGCTTTTTAGCGGTTTACTTATCTAATCAATAGGGGCATAACATGGAAAAAGAATTATCAATAGAAGATATTAAAAGGGCTATTCTTACTGAATTTAAGGATCAATTGAAAAAAGATCCTAAAGAAAATGAAAAGATAAAAGAATATAAGATAAACGATCATATAAGCATTTTATTTTAAGGGGGCATCATGGAAGATATAAATTTGACAAGGGCAAGAATTCAAAGTTTAATGTATATGTTATGTACGGGAAGAGAATCACACGTTTATATTTAAGGGAGAATATTATGAAAAGATGCGAATGTTGTAACGGGAAGGGATTCGTTTTTAGCAATAATGAAGCGAATGAGGATGAAATTCAAAAATGCGATGTATGTAACGTGTTTAAATCAGATAGGGAAGCTCAATCTGAATACATTGAATGGATGATGGAAGAGCATAATTTAAACTTACAATGGGAGAATCAATAATGTTAGTTAACGGATATTATAAAGATATGCGAACTGTTTTAACGGATGTATATTTAGAATTTCGCAATGATTACTTAACCGTTGAAAAGTATGCAGAGCATAACGGCTTAAGAGTTAATGAAGCAGAAAATTTAATTAAAATTGCATCTGATGTATTCTACAGTATGCATCCAGAATATTAAGGGGGAAATATGAATAAGTATGAAGCAATTGTTTACTTGATTAAGGATTATTGCGTTAACGTTTCTAAAGATGCATCGGATGCTTTAGATGAAGGCATGTTAACAGATGGAAGCGAAGGCATTTTTGAAGGTAGATATGAATTAGCAGAGGATTTATTAGAAACAATTAAACAATGGGAGAAAAAATAATGGGTAAATTTTATGTTGAAGCAAGTGAAACAGTAGTATATAAGAAAATGATAGAGGCTGAAAATCGTGAAGAAGCTAGTGAAAAGTTTTGGGAAATATATTCAGATTTAGAGCCTAGCGATATAAGAGATTGCAATATTAATTTTATAGCGGAGAGCCAAAATGCCTAGATTTATTTTAGATGTAGCAAATACGAAATACGAAGGTAATTTAGATAACAAAGCATTCATGGAAGAACTATGCGATAAATTCGGTAATCACTTTTTAAGTGTAGTATGCATAGATAAAACTAATGATAACCAATTTCATGATGATGCAAACAAAAACAAACTATCTAAAGAGCAGATACAAAACTATAACAAATACTTAAGGGGTTGTTAAGATGATAGCAATTAATTCTATTGATACATTGAAACAAAATTGTGATGAAGACCCATATAATGAATTTTTTATGAGGTTGAATGGGGGGTGTAGGTCAACAAAAAGAATCCAATACTTTAAAGAGGAAGATGCATGGTATATAACCCATGAGATAGATGATAGCGAGGATTCCTATGGTAGCACAGAGGAGTTTGTAGAAAACGAGCCAATGATTATCAAGGCAATCGAGAACAACGCATTTTTTAAGGAGGCAGAATGAATAAGACAGAGGCATTAGATTGGGCATTAACATATTTAAGAGAGGCACTTGGTCGAGACATAGAAGATAACCAAGAATACCAAGAGGCAGTAAAAACTTTAGAGGAGGCAGTATGAGTAAAACAGAAAATTATGCAATCGTAGAATGGCAAGCCCAAGATGTGAAAGTGCTTAAACCTTTATGGACATTAGAAGAAAGTAAAGAATGGCTTGTTGATAACGAAGGACGCATACAAGACAGACTAACAGAATTAGGTTGGGAAGTATTAGAATCACTATTAATGATGGAACATGATGAAGAAGAGGAGGAAGATGATGAGTAAGTTAGTAGATTATGCACTAGAGTATATTGGTAAAAAAGAATTAGAATGGTATTGCATGGAAATAGAGACTAAAGAGATAGATTTAAAGGCTTTAAAGCAACATTTAATCGGCAAGGTTGGATTAGATGAGAGAGAGGTTATGAACTTATATAGGGAAGATAAAAATGACAAAAGATGATAAAGATACGCTTGTGTTATATGGTTTTAATGGGCAAGAGAAAACAAAATGGTTATTGGGAGACTTTATTAACTATTGGAATAGCAGAAGCCATGAGAAATTGTTTTTAACCATGAGAGAACGAAATGAAGCTATCGAGGTGGCAAGATGATTACTCATGCACAATTAACACAATGGCTTGGTGGCACAGGCAATTTTGATTCAGAGGATTGTTTGGAGGTTGTTTTAAGCCTTATCAATAATGATTATTCAATTAAAGCATTAAAGAATGATATTTATGAAACATTAAATATTGAACCGAATGGATATACAGCACCTAAATTTGAATTACAGGAGAATGATGATGAGTGAAGAGATTGAATTTAATCAAATAGATAATGTAGAGATTAAGATAACATTTTTAGATGGCACAACAAAAGACTTTGGTGAGGGTGATATAAGCGGAAGTTTTAGTGAATGGCTATCTGATATTAACTATGAAAAGCGATCAACGCTTGAGGAGGAAAGTGATGAGTGAATTTGTGCATTTAAAACTGTATCCCGATGACTTTAGTCATAATGATACATGGATTGATATATGTAAGGTATGCGAAGCAGACCCTACGCATGAGATGTTGGTTATTACCTTTAAATATAAAGATGTATATACGGAGAAAAAGCTATGAAAAAGACTTACAAAGTTAGAGTGTTTTATAACGCATGGCAAGATGTGTATATCGAAGCCAATGATGAAGATGAAGTAAGCGATATCGTTGATGACCTTGAAACAGATGATGTGAAAATGACATTAGACTTTTTTGAATATTTGGGAGATTAAAACTGTTTAAACGTGTTGCGTAAAAACAACAAAGGGTAGGACTTGGGTTGCCTAGAGAGAGTAAGTGTGGTATAGTTATGAGTCCTGCCTTTTATAAGGAGAAGATATGCAAGAACTAGAGATAGCAAGTGCATGTTTGGGTATGGTCTTATTCGGTGAAGCGGGTAATGACTTTAATAACCAAATGGCAGTTTACAACGTAGTTATGAACCGCAGTAAAACAATAAGCCGAGTATGTGATGTAGTTTACGAGCCTAAACAATTCGAATACATAACACTCATTCAACAGAAAAAAGCAAAAGAGCCTAACAGAAAAGAGTTTTTAAAGTATCAATTACTCGCAGTTAAGTTTCTTACTAAAGCCAATGGATATACCTATAATCCCGTTGGTCATGCTCAATTCTTTCACGATTCCCGTATAAGCCCACACAAAAATATATTCAAAAAGCCTTTGCTCGCACAGGTTAATAACCTATACTTCTATTAACTAGATAGTATTAGTTTCTTTAATTCTTGGGAGGCATGTAATGTGCCTACTTCTTTATGATAATCATTAAAGTCTTGTCCGACTGTGGTGCTGAGCCAATAAGGCTTGCCTGTTTCAATAGCGGAACGCTCTCCAATCCCATTTCTGTCGTTGTCTGCGACAACGAGACCTTTCCTGAACTTCCTAGCTATGAGCTTCATGTTGCTTGCACTGAAACAAGTATAGATAGAATACTTGATATTGCTAGTTTTCAAGACATCCCTTATGGAGAGAGCGGTCGCATACCCCTCACAAAAGATCGGGAATCCCTTTGCGTTAAAGGTGAGAGTTGCACCCTTGCTCGTTTGTCCATACAAGAACTTTTTATCCCCCTTGTCATTGATGAGCTGACACCCAATAAGCGTTTTGAATTGTCTCATGGGGACTACCAATAGTTTCTCTCCGTCTTTGTTCCAAACATCACCCAACATATCTGGGAAACCTTTTGATGCGAGATAAGGATGTGTTTCTTGTGTGCATTGATGCATAATCCAACCCGCTTTTTTACGAGCTTGCTCTGCTAATTTTTTTCTTTCCTCATTTGCTTCTGCTCGTGATATTGTTTGGATAGTGATCGGAGAGTCTTTGTCGGGAAACCATACCGCTGGCTTTTCCATTGTTGCCCAATTCATAACAAACCCTACATCACCTAGAAACTTATAAGACCCATTCATCTTTCGAGGATGGTCTTCTGTAGGTGTGCGGACTTGCCTATGTGGTATGACGTTGTTTATAATTAATCCATGCACTCTTGCAAAGTCTTCGAATCTCATGCTACTTTCCTCGATGGTTTGTTAGCCCTAGCATAAGCAATCATTCTATGCTTAACATAATTCATAGTCTTAAGTGTTGGCTCTTTTCTGCTATACTCTAACTTTGTTGGTAATACACCATACTTCTGTTTAAACGTCTTCATCGCCCAATGAGGATTAAATTGTTTCATATCTGCGATTGAGAGTAATTCTGAATAAAACTTTTGACGCTCTTCATACTCTTCGTTAGACATGGAAACAAACTCATGGAGTTTGCCCGCTTGAGATGAGAACATGGGCTTAGGCTTGACATAACCGCATTCGCATTTAAGGGCTTTAGGTATCCATAAAAGTTTGCATGATGGACATACCACATCTTTCTTTTCTCTCTCTGTAGGCTCTGCTTTTGCTTTCTCTTCTTGTGTATCTAAATCTTTAACGCCTGTTAAGAATACCTCTTCCCAATCATCCCTAAATCGTAGATAATTACCGCTATGGTCTAGCCATAAAGCAAACTCTTTGTCTTTATGTGTTCGCATGACTCTACCTAATTGCTGAACGTGAGAAGATAGAGATTTGGAAAATGGTCGTGCTGAAACACCGATCATAACATCGGGAACATCGAATCCTCGTGTTAGAATGTCTGTAGCGATTAAGCCATGAATGGTTGTGTCGGGCTTGCTAAAGTCTTCAATGATTGCTCTTTTAAAATCTGAATCATCAAGGTATGAGACTGATACGAAGTTGTATCCTTTCTCGGCAAACTGAGTGACTAAATCCTGTCCATGCTTTACTCCGCTACAGAATACGATAGTCTTTCTCGGTCTGCCGTATATCTCATGTGTCTTTGCAATCCATTCTTGAACAATGTCTCCTGTGAGCTTCATACTTCTTTCGGTTGCTACATCTTGAGACCATTCGCCCGCTATCTTCTTTGCACCTTTCATATCGATTTGTTTAGCGATATAAACTTTTAATGGTGCTAACCATTTGTTGATAACTAAATATTCTGTGGTTGACCCTGTGACTACGTTAGAGTATATTTTACCTAGACCTCGTGTAAACGGAGTGGCGGTTAATCCAATGACTTTGACTGTTGGATTATCTTGTATGTATTTGGTGATTTGTCTGCGTGCTATGTGACATTCATCGACTATAAGTAAGTCTACTTTAGGAAAGTCTTTACGCTTCTCTAAAGTTTGTGATGAACATATTTGTATGGGTTCAGAAGTATTATACTTCCAATGGTCTGCTTGACTAACGCCATGTTGAATGTCGTATTTATCTAGTCGTAAACTTGTTTGATCGACAAGAACGATTCTATCCATAATCATGGCAGATCGTTTGCCTTTTTCTGCGGTGGCTTGCATAAGCCATATGGCTACTTCTGTTTTACCGAATCCTGTAGGTGCGTATAATAACTGTGAACGATGACCTTGTTTAAACCCTTCCCTCAATGCATCAATAACTCCAAGTTGATGCTTTCTTAACTCTAACATACTACTCCTTGACTTCCAGATGACCTCTGGTTTGGTTATTTAATTTTACGTTTCAGATTGTTAAGGTCTCTAAGAAGTATATCATTTCTATTTTGAAACATATCTCTTGAATCCCTTAAAGATTCATTTTCAATCATCAACACCCTGTTTTGTGCTACGACAGTTTGATATTCGTGAAGTATATAATCCTGTTCAAATTCTGAAGCGTTCCATTGTTTAGAAGCAATAATCGCTCTAAGCGACTCTACTTCGTCTGCAAGATCGGCAACTGTATTTGATAATTCAAGATTGGTTTGTATTAAATCTTCGTGATTTGTTTCTGACTTCACTACATCTCCCTATACATAATTATAGTCATTTCTTGGTCTCAAGCAAGAAAACTATTTATGTATTTTTACAATATACCCATTGACGAGTGACATCAATGAGCGTAAAGAATTTATTGGTATTTATCCCATCTGGCGTATTCTCTTCCGACAGCTACAGATACATAATTTTTGAATTTATTTTTAACAGCTTTTGCACCAAGTGCATTTATTTTATCTTTGCTCATTGGTTTAGGTAACTTAATATACCCTTGACTTTCCAAATAACTTAATCTTGTTCGATTGGTCACGCAACCTTGAATGATATCTTTGATACAACAATTTGGATTGGCTGCTAAAAAGTTATTAATAAACTTGGCTTGTCTGTCATCATCTAATTTTGTATACATTAAAACTTCTCTCCTACCTCTTGAAATATTTTCTCAAATGCTACTGGCTTAAAATCATTTTTGTTAAACTCAAAAATAGTCTTACGACCATTCTCATGTTTAATATAACCCTTTACGATTACATTTTCAACAATAATTGTTTTTTTAGTATCAGCCATTAGTATGGTGCCTCTTCGTAATCGTTAGTATTAAATGGTTTGATTGCTTCTTTAGGTAACTCTACCACTTGAATATCTGGATGAGTATCTTTATACCATTTGGCTTCTCTTTTTGACCATCGATGCTTACGAATGATCTCTCCGTCATCAACAACTGCATGTGTAAAATCCATCATTTTTCCTTATTTTAAATATAGCTCTGCCAAGGGTGGCTTGGTGCCACTCTGATCCATACTGTTGATAACCGCCCAACAATACCAATCCTACCAGAGTTAATGTTCACTCGCAACCAGCTGGCTTGCCACCCCATTACTGATTACTTGTGTGATACCCATTTAAGTTCACGAGGCTTGCCGACAGGTGTAATCGAGCCTATGCTTTCTTCCACGCCACCCATCTAGGTGCATTAATAACGTTTGGAGTACGAGAGTTTGAAGTATAAAGGATGCAAAAAAGAATAGACGTGCAAATGCACTATCCTCTTAATTGCTTCCCTCATACTCCGTCTCTACAAAATATAATACACACTCTATAAAAAAATGCAAGGGGTATAAAAGAAAAAACCCCGAATGATCAGTTCGAGGTTTTTATGCGGTGTGAGAGGACACCTAAGAGACGAAGTACAAGGGTATCAGAATGAGAGAGAGGACATCTGATGTTTGTAGATTAAAGCATATGTAGTGTTTTGTCAAGTATTTGTTACTATATGTTGTGGTTTACTTAAGTACGTACTAATACCAAAAGGTAACATATAGGGGTGTATATATCACTTTTTTGCGTTTAATTAAAAATTGTTTTCATTCTTTTGTATATAAATCAATGATTTGAGTGAAAACTGATGTATAATATACTTTACATCTAATACACATGAATTAATTGCAATAAACCTATTGACATTTAAATTTAAGAGGATAATAATGGCATTTCATTATATTTATGAGAGGAATAGAAATGAAGCAAGATATACGTTATAACCCAATCGACCCAGCTCGTGAGAACGGCAAAGTCTATCCAAATCACCCAAGTAAAATAGATATTGACATGCAAATGTTCCAACAGGCATTTATTGCCCGTAGAGACGTGCGTAGGTTAAATGACGCTTTTTGGGCGATTATTGTTACTTTTAGCTTGTTATGTTTGTTATTTATATTTATTTAGGAGAGAAGACATGGTTACATATCAATCAGTATTAAACGCAGAGTATCATAAAAAGCTAGGTCAAAATGCAGAGCCCTTAGAAATAGCTATCCAACCATTTAGAGTAAAAGTTGCAGAGCTTTATGATACTTATCATCTAGTTCTTAAACATATCGATAGTCTTGAAAAAGAGCTTGAGATTGTTAGAAAGAAAATAAAATTAGTAGAAGAGCGTTCTATAGATAAACCTGAAAAAAAAGAAGCTCGTCAACCAAGGAAATAATCATGGATGTTTTTTCAGCAATATTTCAGCTTATTTGTTTATTGTTGGGGTCTGCTGAGAAGGCTCAATACAATGAATGTTTAAAAACGCACACTCAACAAGAGTGTGAACAAAATTGGAGAGGAAAATGAAAAAGTTTTTAGTAGTAGCAGAAGTTGATTTAGATGATAAAAAATATGCAGAGGTTGAGTCGTGGGGTGTAGAGCCTAGCGATTGGGTGACATCTGTATTAGCAGATCATGGTCGTGATCGTGGCATGATGATTAAAATGAGAACAACAGAAAATGATTACAATATGTTTAACGATGTTAATCGTGCAGTAGAAGCGATTGCAAAAGATAAAGCATTCGATGAATTAGAAGAAACATTGTTAAATAATGCTGCGTGCTCTAGTAAGAATTGTGAGGTTTAATATGAGCAAAAGACAATATATTACCGATGAGGCTTTTGCAGCATTAATGCGAGTTACTAATGACCCAGAAATACAAAAAAGATGTCCAGTTATGTTTGATAGGGACTATGAAAAACTTGTAGGTCTTGCTTATAAGTTTGCAGATATTCTATTGAAAGGCAGAGAATGATAATAACTAATGAATGGGGATTACCAAAACCCTTTGAAAACATAGCCAAGAATCCTAGTTACTCAAAAGGTAAGGCACATCTATCTGCAACACAGTTACTTAACAGCCCTAAGATTGTTGCACTTATGAAAAAACATGATAGTGAGTTGACTCAAGATGTAGCCGATACGATATGGTCTATATTTGGTTCAGCAGTGCATAACATACTTGAAAAAGGTGCTGATGCAAACAATATTGTAGAACAACGCTTTCATGCAGAGGTTGATGGTTGGAGCATATCAGGTGCAGTTGATCTTCAGGTGGTTGACGAAGATGGCATTCATATCCAAGACTACAAGACGACATCTGTCTGGGCTGTAAAAAATGATAAACCAGAATGGGAACAACAATTAAATATCTATGCGTGGTTGGTTGCATACAATAAAAAAGTAAAGATTAAGTCTTTAAAGATTATTGGTATATTAAAAGATTGGAGTAAGTCAGAAGCAGATCGCAATCCAGAGTATCCACAAAAGCCTGTAGCTATGGTCAATGTGCCACTGTGGACATATGAAGAGCAAGAAGCTTTTATTAAAGGGCGTATTGCTAAACATAGTGCAGCTGACTTTGCAATAGAAACAGGAGCAGATCCTGTGGAGTGCACACCACAAGAGATGTGGGAAAAACCTCCTGTATGGGCAGTTGTTAAACAAGGAGCAACTCGTGCTAAGTCATTACACGATTCATCTGAGTTAGCAGAAGCAGCTAAGAAAGAACTTGGACCTTTTTATGACATTCAAATTAGACGTGGTAAAAGAGGTCGATGTGAAAGTTATTGCTTGGTGAGCAAGTGGTGTAAACAGTATCAACAATATAAGGAGATGAATCCATGAGCGATGGAGCGGGAGTAAATTTTAATTGGTCATCATCAAACGTTATATATGATGACTATGAAAAGATCTTTGATGAAAAAGTTCCAATGGTCGATAGTTCACAAATAGGTGGCAGTCATTATGTGAGCAAGACTATTCAACCATGGGATTTTATTGTAGCTAACAAGCTTGACTATTTAGAAGGTAATATAGTTAAGTATGTTGTGAGACACAAAGACAAGGGAGGCTTAGAAGATTTACGTAAGGCTAGGCATTATTTAGATAAATTAATAGAGGTGAGAACAAATGAGTGTATACAAGAAATTACAGGAAGCAAGAATCCTGCTGCAAAATACTAGTCTTAAAAAGTCTGGTAGAAACAAGTTTGCAAATTATGAATACTTTGAATTAGGTGATTTTTTACCTACGATTCAAAATATATTCAGCAAGGTAGGTCTATGTGGCACTGTGTCTTTTGGCACAGAAATAGCAACATTGACTATTGTTGATGTGGATGCAACTGATACTACAACACCAAACTATGTTGTGTTTAGTTCACCGATGTCTTCAGCTGAATTAAAGGGTTGTCATGCAATTCAAAATCTTGGGGCGGTGCAGACTTACTTGAGGAGGTATCTTTGGGTAGCAGCCATGGAGATCGTTGAGCATGACGCTCTTGACGCTACCACAGGAAAAGATGACCCAAAAAAAGTTGAGCCTACAACTGAAAGTCCAAGGATCGTAGGCTTAAGAGGTGAATGGCAAATTACAGCTCCAGCTAAACCAGAGGGAGATGTTCGAGGATGGTTAGATCTAATTGAGAATGCTTCTCATTTGCAATTAGGTTTTGCTACAAAGGTTGAAGATGTTATGACAATCTTTAAGAAGAACAAACTGTTATTTGATGAGGTTAAATTAACGGATCCAGAGTTCTTTAAGGGTATGATGGATAAATTTACAGAAGTAAAAATTAAATTAGAAAAGGAAAAACAAGATGGCACAAGCATATGAGGCACGTCCTAACACAGGCGTATTATTTAAAAATGATACTAAAAAAGCAGAGAATCATCCAGACTTTAGGGGTTCAGTAGATATTGATCGTAATCTTCTCATTG